AGCCAAGGATGCGCAGCGGATTTTCAACTACGCCCGCTCGACCCTAGTTGAGATGGTGGCCAAGTCGCCCAAGAACCAATGGCTGGCCTCGCAACGCAGCATTGAGGGGCAGGAGAAAGCCTTCAGGACGGCGGCGACCTCGGGCGATCCATTGCTGATCTACAATGACGCGGGCAATTCGCCTGTGCTCCAGCCGCCTCCGGTGTTTCCGACCGCGTTCGCCCAGCTTGCCGAGCTTCATGCTCAGGACATGAAGGACGTTACCGGCCTGCACGACGCCTCCTTGGGCGCTCAGTCCAACGAGACAAGCGGCAAGGCGATCATGGCGCGCGAGCGTCAGGGTGATGTCGCCACCTATGTCTATATCGACAACCTGCACTCGGCTGTTGAGGCGTGTGGGTGCGTCGTCAACGAGCTGATTAACGTCGCTTACGACGCCCAGCGCACGGTCCTGATTACCGGCGAGGACGGCTCGACCGAGCAGAAGGAAGTCAACGCCCCGGACCCGGCCAACCCCGGCCAGATTCACCCGGACAGCATCGACCTCACCGCTGGCAAGTACCACGTCACCATTGATGTGGGCCCAAGCTACACCACCAAGCGGGTTGAGGCGGCCGAAAGCATGATGCAGTTCGTGCAATCCTACCCGGCGGCGGCCCCGGCTGTGGCGGACCTTATCGCCAAGGCTCAGGATTGGCCCATGGCGGAGCAATTTGCTGAGCGGCTTCGTGCCGTGGCTCCCCCGCCCATTCAGGCCCTCATCGCGCAGGAAAACGGTGGACAGCCTACCGTTCCCCCGCCGCCGCCCGATCCCATGCAGGTGGAGCTTGCCAAGGCTCACCTGTCGGAAGCACAGGCCAAGGCGCTGAAGGCCCATGCCGAACTCGCCACCGAACACGCCAAGTCGCAACTGATCGCCGCGCAGGCTGAGAAAGCCATGTTTGAGGCGGGCGCCCTCAACGGGCAGGCCATGGCCTCGCTCACCTCCGAGATCGTCGGAGACCAACAAGCCCCTGATCCCTCGATGATGGGTCAGGACGCATCGGGACAGCAGCCGTCGCCTGCTGAGCCGCCCGCCCCAAGCGACGCAGACCCGATGGCCCAAGCCGCCTAAGGGCACACTCAAGAGACCCCATGTCGGAGATTGATAACGGAGCACCGGAAGGTGCAGCCGATGAAGCCCTGCTGTCTGTCGATCAGACCGAAGGCGATGCGATCCAGCCTTTGACCGACGCTCCGGCTCCCGAGCCCCAGCAATCGGCCATCGACAAGCGGATCGCCAAGTATGCCGCCGCTGCCCATGCGGCCAAGCGCCAGGCTGAGGATTTGACCCGTCGTCTGGAGGAGCTGGAGCAGCGTGCTCCGCGACCCAGCGCCGATGCCGAACCCGATCCCAACGCCTTCGACAACGATGCGGACTACACCCGCGCTTTGATCCGCCATGAGGCGCGTCAAATGGTGGTGCAGGAGCGCTCGCAAGCCGAGACCTCGGCACGCCAGCGGGAGGATCAATCCCGCACGGAGGCCATGTTCGACAAGGGCCGCGCAAAGCACGCCGACTTCGATGAAGTCGTGCTTGAGGGCGCCGCCAACAACGAATGGCCCTGCACCAAGGAAATGCTGGAGGCCATGCGGGAAAGCGAGACGGGTTCCGATCTTGCCTACCACCTTGCCACCAACCCGGACGAAGCGCGCCGCATCGCGGCTCTAGGCCCCATCGCCCAAGTCCGAGAGATCACCAAGCTGGAGGCCCGCATGGGTCAGCCGGCGCCACGGCTCACCAAGGCCCCGGAACCGCCTCTGACCAAAGTCGGGGCAACGGGCGCGGGTGGTCCTGAACAAGAACTCGCACGCCTCGAAGCTGAAGCCGAACGCACAGGCGACCGCACCCCGGTCATCGCCTTCAAGCGCAGGCAGGCCAGCCGAGGTTAACCCCCTCAAATACAAGGTTCTAAACGACAATGGCCAACTCCTTCACCAAGCAGGAGACGGTGGCGTTCGACAAGGTTTTCGAGAAGTTCGAAGACGGTTGCGTCGCCTCCAAGCTCTTCAACACCTTCACCATGGACGGCCAACTGGCCGAGCGCTCGGGCAACACCATCTGGCGCCCGATGCCCTACATCGCGCAGTCCTTCACCGGCCTGGATCAATCGTCCAACTTTGCCCGCAACTACACCCAGCTGTCGGTCCCCACGACCCTCAGCTATTCGCACTCGGTTCCGCTGACCCTGTCGGCCACCGAATTGCGTGACCTGCTCCAGAAGGAACGCCTGGGCGAAGCGGCCATGCAGCGTCTGGCCTCGGACATCAACGTGGACTGCTCGAACCTCGCCGCCCTCACCGGCACGGTGTTCGTCAAGCGCACCACGGCGGCGTCCGGCTTCGATGACGTGGCGGCTGCGGATGCTGCCTTCAACCGCGTCGGCGTCCCCATGAACGACCGCAAGATGCTGCTGTCGTCCTCGGACTACAACGCCATGGCCAGCAACCTAGCCTCGCGCACCCTCGGCAACAGCCCCAAGTCCCTGAACGCCTATGAACGCGCTCATGTGGGCAATGTGGCCGGGTTCGAGACCTACAAGCTGGACTACGCCTATCGCCTGACTGCGGCGGCTGGCGTGTCGGTGACGGTGAACGGCGCCAATCAGCGCTATGTGCCCGCTGCAACCGCCCTGGACGCGGGTGGCCTTGTGTACGTCAACAAGGACAATCGCTATCAGACGCTGGCGATCACCGTGTCCTCCGGCACCGTGAAGGTGGGCGACCGCTTTACCCTCGCTGGGGTGAATGAGGTCCACCACATCACCAAGCAGGACACCGGCTCGCTAAAGACCTTCGTGGTTGCGGGCATTGTCTCCGGCGCGGGTGGAACGGGCAATATCACGATCAGCCCGCCCATTATCTCGGCGGATTCCAGCCCGACCGATCCTGAGGTGCAATACAAGAACTGCACCGCAGCCCCGGCCAACGGCGCGGCGATCACCTTCCTGAACACGGTTTCGGCTTTCGTGAACCCGTTCTGGCAGAGCGACGCCTTCGAAATCGCTCCGGGCAAGTATGAGCCCGCCGTCGATTCCGGCATGGCCGTCATGTCCGCCACGACCAGCAATGGCGTGCAGGTGGTGATGACCCGTCAGGGCGCCATCGGGGATCTCAGCACCAAGTACCGCTGGGACACGTACTATGGCCTGGTGAACAAGCAGCCGGAAATGACCGGCGCTGAGATGTTCTCGCAGACCTAAGCGATTGGGGCGGCTCTTACGGGTCGCCCCTTTTTTTGTCCAAATCCAGACATTCAGAGGGGTCGCTATGGCCGAAGTCGAGTTTCCGGCGATGCTGTATCGCCCTGGTACGCAAGAAGAGCCGTGGGGCATCCCGTCCGATCTGCTGACCGTGCAGAGCGAGGACGAGTGGAGCGCCGCGCTGGCCGATGGCTGGTTCAAGGTCCCGACCTCGCTTGAGGGCGCCACCAAGCCCGAGCCCAAGGCCAAGCCTGCGCCCGTCGTGGCTGCTGTGGTTGAGGAGCCTGAAGCCTAATGGCTCTCGTTCACAAGAATACCCCACCCATACAGGTCGGCACGCCGATCCCGCAGACCGGCTCGGATGGGCAAGTCCGACAGGTCATCCTCCCCGCTGTTCAGGTCGTGGATGGCTCCGGCAACCCGGCTGGGGCTGGTACGGTTGCGGCCCCGTCAGTGACGCAAGACCAAAACAGCGCGGCCTTTTCCGGCGAAATCTCTATGCCGGTTGACGGCACAACCTACGCCGCAGGCCGATCCCTAAAGGCCATCTGCACCGTCGCCGGCAACGTGAAGGTGACCTACACCGACGCCTCGACCGGGATATGGGCGCTGCAAGTAGGCACACAGACGCTGCCCCTTGCCGTGACCGCATGGACCGTCTCCGCCGTCACTGGCGCGGCCACGGCCACCTACGCGAACCTGAAGTAAGGGTGGACATGAAGCGGTTTTTTGCGGCGGCCCTTTGCGCCCTCTCGCTAGCGGGGCCCGCAGCGGCGGTCCCGGCGGGCGTGGCGCCCGGCCTGTCAGGCTCGGCTGTCGCCAACGTGGGCGGGCAGCTTAACCTCGGCGTTTCGGCTTGGGGCCGTCAGCAGTTTCCGCGCACGCGCTCGGTGAACGCCGGCTTCAACCTCATGACCGCGCGCTGGCATCGCACCCCGCCAGTGGCCGTCACCGCCCTGACCGCCTTCTGGTATGCGGGCTATCAGAACCAGAGCGGCGGCCTTGTGGGCGTCGGCAACGATGTGACCTTTGCGGCCTGCGTCCAGTACCCGCCAGCCTCAGCTTGCCCTGCGAACCAGGCCTTCTCGAAAAACGGCGTCTATCAGGTCTCCGTGACCAATGGGACGTGGGCGCAATCGGATCCGCTCTACATGCTGCTGCCGGCCAGCACTGACATCCGCTTGCGATCCTATTGCGCGCCTAACTCGGTGGGCGGCATCCCGACCGGCATCCCCTTGCTGGGCGCTGCGAACGGTGAGTTGTCGGGCGTCTTCGGCGGCGCGCAGAACGACACCCAAGCCTATACTTCGGGCCAGACGGACACCACGCAGGGCACGAACGGCTTTGGCAACACCACGAGCGACGGGGGTTGCGAACCCCTCGTGATCGCTACGCCAGCGACTTACGTGAAGACTTGGGCGCTGCTCGGCGACAGCCTCACATATGGCGCGCTCGAAGTCGGCTTTGGCGGTGGCACGAGCATCTATGGCGCCGGTGACAGCCTCGGAAACGTCGGCTATTGGGCGCGGGCGATTGCGCTGGCTGGTCAGCAATATATCAACTTCGGCATTTCCGGGTCCCAACTGCATACCTGGGCTACGCCGGGCTACAGCAACTTCATCTTCGCTGTGGCGAAGGCGGGCACTAACCGCTGCATCATCGCCCTCGGCACAAACGACATTCCCGGCCAGTCCGCTGCGACCATTGAGGCCGACCTGCAGACGATGGTTACGCAATGCCTAGCCAACGGCGCTCAGCGCGTCGTGGTGGGCACCATACCGCCCCGCTCGACCTCCACGGACGGCTTTGCAACCCTCGCTAACCAGACCGTAGACGCCACCCGCTCGCCTACTATCGACACGGTGAACGCGTG